GCGGCACTTAGTTCCCCGCTAGGTAGCGCCCAGTTTATAAAATCAGTATCGCTCATTTTACAATCCTAAAACAGCCAAAGTTTTTCCCAGATTGATAGGTATGGCTATCAAATCACCATTTTCCAATGATGCCTCGGTGGGTACCGAGTTATACCATGCAATCACCCACCAGTATCTCACATCGCCATAATATTTAAAGGCGAGATTAGATAATCTATCTCCATATTTCCATATGTGCTGATTAGTCACAAGAGAAGCTCTTTCTGCAACTGTTGGATTTCTTAGTATTGGGGTTGCATAGTGATTAACAGACTTAAGCTTGCGCTCTCGGCGCAAATACTCATAATAGTCTTCATTGTTTGAAAATATTTTAGTTCCCTTGTATCTCATTTATATGCCCCTACCAGTCCCAGTCATTCTCTCGGAATGCCTTTGCTGCTTCTTCTCCCATTTCGTAATCAAAACCACCCTCTTGGGCGCTAGCTCTTCCTTTGTTTTCACGGCGGGCGTATTTTTTAATATCCCTCTTGGCTCTTCGGCGAGCACCTAGTCCACTATAGCGTGCTTTGGCGATGTCTTCGGCAGCTTGGTTATTAAGCAGCATGTTGGTTCTGGCTGCAGTGCTCTGTTCGGTTGCTTGTACTTCAGCATCGGAAGGTTCTTTGAGCCACACGTCCCATGGATAGTTGGGCAGCAGTGAGTTTCCTTGACTGTCAAAGCCAAGCGTATCTTCGTGTATTACATGAAAATCTAGATTTACACGGAAAAACTGTGGCAGCACTGTGCCTGGAGCTTTCTCAAATATTGCATGTTTACCCATGTCCGTATCTACGGAAAGACTAGCGATCGCCGCAAGAAGACCGCTGTTGGCGGTATTATCTTCTTTTACATAACCATCAAGCATTTCTTTTCTTGACTGTTTTTTGATCTTAGTGCGCTCGGCGGACGGTTTCTTATATGCTGGAGGGCGCTGAAGTAAGTTCATTACACTTATCCTAACCAAGGGCGCCTGACCGACTATATACTGCCTGCCGATATTATAGTCGTCTGCATTTATTTCTTGGTAAGAGGGGTACTGAAATTGTATCAATTTTTGGACTCTTCCCATATTTTCATAAGCTTCGCTTTCAGATGCAGCCGGAACTTCAAAAGAAAGGCTAATTTTTCTTTTTGTAGAGCTATAGGTATAGATGTCATCAGTCCTACCAAACACCGGCTCTCCTTTCCACTCACTCATGAAGTCTTCTTTATATGTGGTAATGAACGCCTTAAAATAAACCATTTTGCCAGATGGAACATGCAAGAAGCCTATTCTATATTTGAGATTATTTGCATAAGAGTCGGTAGTGTCTACCAGATACTCTGTGCCTAGGCGCGTTTCGGTGCCATATTTGGATTGCCAAAAAAAGTTTGTGTCGTCGCTATTGCCAGCCATAATTCATTTCCTATGTTACCAGCGGCTGTACTACGCCGCCCACTACATTAAGTATCTTCTTGTCAACTTCTCTGCCGTCTAATTCAAAGCTAAGTGCGATCTGCTGTTCTTTCTTAGTATCGGCTCCAAGTACATCCATTACCATCGACAGAATGTCCGAATTAGTGGTATTTGATGAGGCGGCTATTTTACCTAAATTTGATGTGTCACCTCCCATAGCCTCCCTAAGTGGCTCTGGAAGAACATCCATCATTTCTTTTATGTGAGGTTCTACGCGCTTGCGCAGACTAGCGAACGGGGAGACTATGTTGTCAACTAAACGCTCAGAGCGTTTTGAAGGCGAACTAACTTCCCAATAATCATTCATGCTCGTGTCTACAGCTTCCATTGATGAATTTACGGCTTTCGTTACAGTGCTTTGATTTTTCGAAAATCCTGCTGCCATTCCATCTTGTATGTTGGCTCCCACATCCTTCGTTCCCATCCCCTTCATTCCTTGCGCTTGTAACTCCTTGACTTTTGCAAGATCTTCCTCTCTGCCGCGCTTTTTGAGGAGGTTGATTTGTGCGATTCTTACTTGTTGTGCGCGGAGGGCTTCGCTTTGCTGCCCTACCATGCTGCGATCGATACCATCGTCGTCAGACTTGCCGAGTCCTATCGCCTTCATCAACTTCTGCCAACCAAACGCCAAGCCCTCAAAGATGCCGCCGACGGTGGAACTAAATGTCATCCAGCCAGATAAACCTTGCTCTTGTGCACGGGTGAAGCCATCCATACCGTGTGTTATGGCAAGATATGCCTGACTAAGTAGGAAAAGAGCCGGCAATACTGTTGTGCCTAAGACTGTACCGATACTCGCAAGGGTTGTGCTAGTTCCACCGAAGAAAGTGAGTAGTTTGGGGAGATGGGGTAGTGCAGCAAGCAATCCCAAAAACATTGTTCCCAAGGCATCCATGAATGATCCGGCCGGAGTATCAGCGGCTGCACGGGCGGCGTTTCTTGTCATCGTACCAACAGCAGTCGCTGCTTTCAGCGATTCGGCTGCTGCTATTGTCATATCATTTGCCACAGTGCTAGTGCTCAGCACGGTTCCTGCCATGGCATCTTGCATTCCGCGCATATGTTTTTCTGCGGCGCCGGCAGGAAGCTCTTTCAACAACTTGGCTTGATTTTTAAGCAGTTCCTCGTTGCTCTTCATTCTTGATTGGGCATCCATCTGCGCTGATTTCATTGAGTCATCAGTCTTTCCTAGCTCATCATCTAGAATTCCTATTTGTCCACTCATCATCTTGCCAAGCTCATCAATACCGATGCCCATTTTATCAGCGATAAGCCTCTTTTCTGCGCGCTTCATGGATTCAAAGTTTTTACCAGAGGAATCAATACCAGCTTTTACCATCTTAGTAACAGCAGCAGGGCCGTCTGCCCAAGCCTCCATGAGTGACTGGTGATCAAAGATATTTGAACCTAGGACTTGATTCATTTGTTGTGCGAAGGTTGAGGCGCCCTCAAAGGTATACATTTGTTCATCGAGCTTGTTCATCGTATCCGTCGCCAAGCCCGTCTCTTTGCCAAGTTGGCGAATTTCCATATATGATTCAATTGCATTAGGGCCCAGACTGGCAAGTGTGGCAGACATCGCATTAAAGTCTGCCAAGCCCTCGTCTAAGGGTACCTGTAAATCTATCAGTCCAGCGCGTAAGCTATACATGGATTTTGCCGATTCTTGGACACCTTTGCCCATTACCGTTGTCATAAACTCCATACTCTTGCCGGTACCTTCCGCGGCGAAGCCGATCTCTGATAACACTGAAACATGGCTTAGTAGTTGAGTTTGCATACCGCCGGACAGGCGTGTATACTGATTGAAGCCCCTCATCAGGGCTTCATTATTTGCGGCAACTTCGGCATATTCAACACCCATAAGGCGCAACTTGTCGCCCACGCGTCCAATATTATCCACCAATTTGGTAGAAGCACCAGTTGTTGCTCTCATCGACGTCGTTAACTTGTTGAGTTCGTTAACCGAATCCATCGTATTGTTGGCAAATTCCATCGCGGCTTCTGCCATCTTCTTCAAGCCTTCGAAGAATTGGGCAAAGGCTGCGTTACCTCTGCCGGCACTAGCGGTGAGTCTGTCAACGCCGGCAGAACCGGAGTCTCCCATCTCATTTAAATTTTCGACGGACTCCTCAAGCCCCTCGTTCATTTCTCTGATGGCTTCTGTGTTTTCTCTCAGTGCTGCAGCTTGAGCATCCAGATCCATATCACTAGATCCGCCTCCGCCTCCACCACCGCCGGCGGCTAGATCCGATCGGATGCCTTCCAATACTGCTTTAATGTCATCTAATGTTGCCATTTTTATAACCTTATCATAATAAATAGTTAAAGCCCAAAAACTTGGGCTTTAAGGTTCATTTGAGGTGTTCAGGAATGTGAGGTTGATTTCTTGAACTTAATTGATGAGTTGTAGATGAGCCTTGAGATGACGTACTGGCACTAGCTGCTTCGTTTTCCATCTCAATTTGCCGTATAAGTCTTTTGGTGAACCAATCCCGCAAACCAATTGGCAAGTTGTATGCTTCTGAGAACGACCAGCCCCCTGAATACTTCAGGAAGAAAAACTGCTCATAAACACTCTCCATATAATCAGGTGTTAGGCCAAAAAAAGTCCGCGGTTAACGGAACCTCCATTTCTTGCGAATGATCGCAATGTCCGCATTCAAAATATTGCTTTAAGTCTAGCTCTGGTGCAACCTCTTGATAGCACTTCCGTAAGTGTGCTGCATCTAGGGAGGGTAAGTTCTCCGCTATATAATCCAGTGCCTCGACTGAATTGTTCTCCTCAACTGACACCAGGATGGCGCGCATGAAACCACTCACAAGACGATCTCTCTTATTTTTATTCTTAGTCTTTAACTGTTCCATAAACTTTTCATCGTGCGCTGTCAATAATTGAAACGTTGCTTCGAACTTTGAGCGTGGCAACGAAGTAGTGAAAGTACCATCAGCATTGGCAGTTACATTCGTTAAATCTCCACCATTATTAATTGCCGCTGTATTTAAGTCAAACTGATAATCTTGTTTTTGATTGCATGCTGGGCATGTTATTGACGTGTTGTATTCACTCCCATAGCCAGACACGCGGCATGCAACAAGAAGCGCGTTCTTGTCGCCGACTAAGAGAGTATTAACGTTAAGTCGATTATCTACCAAGATACTTTGCAGCACCCTGTCGATAGCGACTCCCTGCTTCAGTAGCGACTGCGAAGTGAGGATATCTTCCTCCTTGGCAGTCATCTGCTTTATTTCTACATTTAGTTGTCCATGCAAGGGGTGTCCCGGGGGATAATACCTACCTTGCGATGGCAACTCTACAAACTCAGTAGGAACAACGAACGAGAAACTCTCGTTGTTGTCCATCATTTGATTGACAGGGGGATTTCCTTGAGGGGCGCCTGAGTTACCGCCGCCAGTCCTGTCTCTATTTCTAGACAATATACACCTCTATTTTTTATATGTTGAAGAAACTGTTTCCACCAAGAGCAACTGCTGAAGATGTGCTTGTTGGTGTCTCTATTCTAGCCCAATCGTACTTAACTTTTAAGTTCAATTCTACTAATTCTTCTTTTCCATACTCAAGAGTACCGCCGAAATCGATTTCCATTACCATGGCATTCCACAGTGTCCACTGCTCGATGGGCTTGCCATCAGCATCGATTTGGGTAATTGTAACCTGTCCAAGGGCAGCTGTTGCTTTTGCCTTGGAGACGCTTGTTAAATCATCCGGAGTAGATGGGATCGCATAACCAGATGCTTGCGCAATTGCTGCTAAAGTAGCTGTTACGTCTGGATCTCCGCCGGGATCTACCATTTTAATATCGATATCATTCCACGTAATATTACCTGGATAGTTATAGGTGTGATTAAGATACTTGTGATCGGTATGGCTCAAAGTAAACGTTGGCTTCTGGACTGACTTTGAATACCAAAGAAGTGGCCCTCCGTTTTGTGCTGCGATACCCGTAATACTTACGGTGAACCTAAAGTTTCTTTTAGGATCTTTAAGATTAACATCGTCCTTGAATGATTGTGACCAGAATGGCATTTTTAGTTTTCTCCCTTGAATTTAACTAGTTTGTAATTTTAATTTTAGTCATCGAAAGATGCACCAGTTGATGCGATTACGAAGTCAATTGCGATGAACTCAATTGCTCTTGCTGGCTTGACCATAATCTTTGCATAAAGAATGTTCTGATCAATCAAGTCGGGGGTTGTTGTGCTATCGTCAAGAATTAGGCGATAGTCTGTAATACCGAACTGAACCTTGACGTTTGCCAAGAACGGCTCAATAAGTCCCTTAAATCTGTCCCATGTAGCCTGCACGTTCTGCTCGAAGAGAATCTGTGTCGAAAGAACCGAGATTTGCTTCTTCAGGTAGATGACAAGTCGACGCACATTGATTCTATCGAGTGCCGATGGGCGCTCTTGAAGAGTCTTTTGTCCGAGAACCACGATTCCGTTGGATGGGAAGGAGGCAATTGGGTTAATGCGTGCGTCATACAATGTGTCGCGCTCTCTAGAGGAGAGGCGTTCCGATACGTTGGTGATTGGGATGCCTGCGGCGCCCTCAGTAAGCCCACCGCGGTTGAAGCCGGCAGGAGCGAACCAGACGGCTGCTTTAGACTCAGAAGAGCCGAGAACACCCATCATGGCGACGGTAGGCGGAATCCAGACAAGCTGCCCAGTGCCGGCATCTCTAGTTTGAACCCATGGGTAGAAGGTAGCGCCGTAAGAGCTATCCAGTCTTCTATCTTTAAGTGCATTGGCAGTGTTGACAACGTTCTTGTTGGCTCGCAAGTTTTTGTCAAGATATTCCTCATGAGGAGGAGTGTATACACTACTCAAGTCCAGAAGTGCCATCGCATCTGCGCGATCTTGGCAGACTTCCATCATGTATTGTGTCAATGCGTCCGTAGTCAAGCCGGGCATTGATAGCAAGTTGAAGTCAAGAAGATCGACATCTGATACAGTCTCGATTGCGCGACGAATTGTGTGGTACACATAATCATTATCTTCGGTAGACGTGGATGTCATCAGCGAGTTAGCTAATGGATCTGGCTTGGTGATGTCAAATCCGTCGAAGCCGCCCCAGAACGGTGCAGTGAATCGGTTGTAGTTGGCATCAAGAAGAGTCTTGTAGGTGCCGCCGGCGGTTACTGAGACATCGCCGTTGCGCGATCCTGATTTATAGTAGTAGACGCTTGTTGTATCATCTTTCTTAACGTTGTCAAGAGAGAAAATGTAAGTGTACGGGGTTACGCCAGGGCCGGCTGCAACGGCGCTTGTCGTTGGATCGTCTGGGAAACCTGGGTACAGAAGCCTGTGTGGATCCGCAACACTCAGATCCGGTGTATTGGATGTTGCAGTGCGTGTCGTTCTAAATCCAAAATATGCATTGGTGGGCTGAGTTAAGCCACCGTCGACACTGGAAGAGCGCAGGAGATCGGTAGGAAAGCTAAACGAAGCAGTAACATCTTGGGATGTGCCACCTGCACCAAACAATAGCTGGTAATCCTTATCGACACCAAATCCGCCGGCATATGCACCACTGAAGGCAATATAGCTGCGGTCCAGCACATCGGCGGTTTGTTTGTCGGATCCTTTAACATTCACGACGTTGCGAGGAGCTGGTGGCCCGTAGTAGCCAAATGGTAACAATGCAGGATCCGTTGCGCCGGCTTCGACGTCAGGATTCATCTCAACTCTAACAAAGTTAGATTTGTTGGCGTATTCTCCGTAGTAGCGAAGGCGCCGGTTGGTGGTATCCCACTCTGAGTACATATCTCCGATCTTGCGTGCAACGAAGTCGGGAGAAGTTGGATCAAGGTTACAGTTGTCGTACCTCTCAATCTGTTCTACTGCCGAGTCGGTGTCGTAAAGGTTTCTCAGGACAACTGAGAAGCTTCCGAAGGGGCTTGTATTCGTGTTCGACTGGCGAACTCTTTCGATCGCCCCTTTAAGATTCTTGTGCAACCACTCACCATGCCCGCTTCCGACAAGTCGGAAAAGCTTTTGTTGGTTAGCTGGGTTGTAAGAAGTAGCGATTCCGGTGTCCTGTGCGATGAACCAGCCTGCAACAGCTTCACGGGAAGCCTGCTTCTTCATATTACCCCAGTTTTGGGTGCTGCCGGCTGAGCCGGAACCAAGACTTACAATAATTCCAACACTTGATGATGCTTGAAATCCATTGTTTCTGACATGCTGTTCGTATGTCTCGCCGAGCCAGTAATCAACTTGTGAAGCTACAGGGTAGAATGTCTTTTCGTTACTGCTTTTTAATTGTGGGTTGGTATTGAACTGATTGCGAATGAAATCTTCGCTGTTATCATTAAAATTGAATGTAAACGTTTGAGAACCCTGGGCTGAGCCCGAGATAATCGCTTTAAATTTACCATTTGCATCCGAGCAGATAAATGCAGCGTTTGAAGATGTTGCCGCGGGAGTGAGTCCACCCGGGGGGCCACCCCAAAGATTGCCACTAAGTTGCATTAGCCCGTTTTGAAGATACCACACTGCTGCCAACTCTCCCGCCCCAAGATCGCCTGATGTGGCACTGCTTGATGTGAAAAGGAAAAGACCGTAGGCGGCTCCGTTGCTTGCTGCGGCTACGGCGGGGGCAGTGTTAGTTGTTTTCCAGCCCGCGGCGGCATCGCCGCCTGCTGCTTCACCTACAGAAGTCTGCTGTCCGAGAAGACGCATATATGTAAGAGGTGCTACATTTGAGTTCAGGAACGCTTTTGCAGCATATGTACCGTACATTGGTGACTGGAGGTTACCATCGCGGTAAACATCGCCGCCGCCAAAGCCGGCGACAGTGTCACCGTACGCGTTTACAAAAGCAGAGAAGGACTCGATTTTTACAGGCTCCATAGCCTTGCCCTTTCTGGCGCGTCCAATTATGACGGGTCCAATCGCGTCGGGCGATTGCGGAATAAATGAATTATCAATTTCATTGATAAATACTCCGGGAGATACGAACTTAAAGTTTTTAACTGACATCTTTACTATATCCTCTTAGTGTTACAATTTCGAAAAATCATATGTTAATCATCAATAAATAGTTAACGCATTTTCAAAAGTCTTCAACGTATTAAAGAAAATGGGTGCACTTCAGGAACTAACCTTCGATGAAGCCAGGATCGCCGGGCATCGGGACTGACTCTCGGGGAAACGTCACCTCAACGGCATTTTCTTCAATCTTCACAATTCTACGATCGTCGTTGTTACCCTCGCCAATAAGATAGCCGAGCACACGAATACTGATTTCTGTTGAAAACATCCGAATATCCTCGTTTAATGCAGCCACATTATTGTTGTGAGTAAAGTTTTGATCTATGAATGCCTCGTAAAGATGTCCGTTACGGCGCATAACAAAAGAGTTAATTTGCCCTGTTCGCGCTATGAATGGCGCAACGAGATCATTCATCTGTTGCTGGTATTCGGATTTGATCAGAATCTTATAATTAACATCCACATATATCGGAATTGGTATAGAAAGTGTCTGAATTACAATCTTCTTGTTAACGCGGGGATAATATTTTTGAAAGGTACTGCCTTTTGGAAGCTGTCTCATTGCTTTAGCTGCAGCGAAATTGCGAGTTTTATCCTGCACAATGCGGCGGGCTATCACTATTCTGCCTGTTCTACCATTGTGCTCGTTCGAATATGTCTGCGCTTGATAAGCGCCCTTGTGCTCTGGGTTCTTTACCAGTCCGGTGCGCTCAATGCTTATCAGAGGCAATTTCAAGGCGCCCTGCTGATCTCTCAGTTCTCGGGAGTTTTTTATCTGGTATGCTCTCTCTGGTGACTGCCACAATACAGGAACCGTGATTCTGCCCTCGTTTGTGCGTGCAGTGAGCGCCAAATCCTTTTTAATCCAAGAAGTAATGGAATAATCGATATTCTCCAGATTAGAGGCTAGCATGCCAATTTCCTGAAGTGTAGCTGAACCTGTGTGTGCCAGATCTGGGAGCATCGCGAAATCAAAATTATCAGGAAGCATCAAATAACCCCTTTCTTGCGCGTTTACAGATCGCGGTGATCTCAAACGTATGGTTGACTTGTCCGAAAAGTTTTCTCGGCTCTGATAACTTAACTATCTCGTAATATGTTTTACCATATAAAATAAAGTCACCCTCGCGTACGTATAAGTCCTGATCTTCCGTAAGTCTACGGCGATGAAAGTTGACTGTGATTACTGAGTCAGCGTCAATTCCCATACCTTCCATGTAGCTTGTAGATTCTTCATCAAATTTGATTAAAGCATAAACACGGATGGGGGAAAGATAAGTTTTCTCGACAGCCTCGCCATACATGTCATGAAAATTAGTACGATCCATGTCGATCGCATAATATAAGATCGCTTGCCCAATAACATTTTCAACAAGCTCATCGTTGACTTGTTTTACTAGATCTCGTTCTTTTTTACCTAAGAAAAGCGGTGGTGGTGGCTGTTCTGGTCTTTTCCATTCATTTCCCATCTAATTACCCCACAAATATTGGCACTGGAGAGAATAGGAATGTCTTGGCAGTCGAATCAGCCTTTTCAGCAGATATTTTAACCAACTCTTGGTATTCCATCTCTTTAAGCATTTCTCTAAGCTTTTCTCTAAGTTGCTGTTGCTCTTCTTTAGCTTGACTGAGCAAGTCACTATGGTTCAGAGTAACAGAATCGCCGGGAATCGGAATAGTTTGGAACTTACCTCGAATCTGCCCCAGCATTTCTTTACATAATGCCAACGAATACTTACGGATCCACTGTTTACCTATTGAGTTAATGCTATTGTAAGGCAAGTTGTCATATGGAAGCGTGTTCATGTTGTTAACGCCGCGTACGCCATCATCATATCCTGCCTCGTCGGCAGTTGCGTCTTGCTTAATATAGAAATTGAACCAAATTTGGTTATTTTCATAAGGAAAGTTATTTGGATTGGGAAATAATCTCAATTTATTGTTCTTTAGCTCGTATGAATAGTGTGAAGTGCGAGTATAGATGGAATCTTCATACATTACAGCCTGAAGCTTATTCTGCCACGTAGGTATTAGTTCAAATGTGGAGTCATCTGCAAATTGCCCGTATGTACTCATGTTGCCTACCACTCCAATGCCACCGTAATATCCGTAAAATCGCCACATTGCTCGGGGAGTCTTGAAAAACACCTTCGTTACAAAAATTCTCTTATTGCCAACGGAACCCGAGAATGGCACCGCGACACCGGAGTCATCTTTGCCAGTACTGGATGCAGTTTCAATGATAGACTGTAAATCATAATCTTGAGAGGATTTATCTGGTGTAAAAGATCCTGAGTATATCGTCGTCGCGCCGCCGAAGCCGGATTTTGTCGACAATCCATCGCCAACGCGTTGAGCATATGACACTTGGAACCTAGGAAATCTAAGATTAGAGCCAGTTGGTCCTGTCAGTAATTCACCTTTGTGGTTAAACGTGCCGGTAACATCACCCAGTGAATCACCGAGGGCGTTCTTGCTCTGGTGCAGGTTGATAATGTAAGAATATTCTAATACTGCCTCTTCGTAGGCAGAATATACGTTAGCAGGCGTCAATTCAATGTCGACAACGTCACCGCCAAGTTTTTTATAAACATAATTAACTTGAAGCGCGGCGCCGCTTAGGAAATCAACTGATCCAGTATAGATACCGAATGGAACGGCGCTTCCCACATTGGCGGCAGAGCCTGTGGATGTGAGTATGATCGCGCTTGTTGTTGATTTTGGACTAAGATTGGTTGGCATTAAAGAAATTCCCTCTCCCATTAAATAGTAGAGAGTGGCGCAAAACTCAATGCACGGAAACGTTTATTTTATGCGTTAGCGGTATTGGTTTTCTTTTTGGTGGTTTTACGTCGACGTGTTGTTGTTTTTTTAGTTGTTTTGGGGGCAGATTTCTTTGGAGCCGCTAATTTTGCTTTCTTCGGGGCTACGCTATCTGTTTCGGTTTTCGCAACTGTCTCTATAATAGCAGGAGGCGACTCTACTTGGGGGGTAATTTCTTTTGCTATTTTCGCGGGGGCAACCGTTGTAGTAGCGGGTGCTGGTACGGATTTAACTGGCTCTGGTGCCGGCGAAGCTGGCGATACGACCACTGGTGTTGCGGCTTCCGCAGTTGGTGGCGCTACCGTAGTTTTAATGCTGTTTAACATCCTCATTCGAGGGTGCCGGCTGTGCTTTTTAGCAAACTTCTTAGTTGACGACAGCATTCTTCTTTTCTTTCCCATTTGGAACTCCTATGTGCTTAGTTCAACAGTAAATAGTAATCGCGGGTGCAAAAATCTCAAAAAATTGCGGGCGGTATTTTTGGGGAGATCTCCATTTTCAATAAAAACCCCCCAACCCAAAAGGGAAGGGGGAAAATTATAAGATTAATTTATTATTAGACAGTAGCGGTTAAGACATACTGTACACCGGCGCCAGCCGACGCGGCAACACAGTCTTTTGCATCTTGAGGATGAATAACTTTAACGTACCAATCGGTTCCATCACAAAGCAAACTAATTTGAGTACCGAATACGGTCTTTACGTTAGTTGCATCAATAGTGATTACACTTGTTGATGCTGTTGTGGCGGCAATATCAACAGCGCCATCGCTGCAGACAATAGCGCCCTCAAAGTCACAAGCATCGGCTGTTGTCTTAAGAATAATGTCTGCGGCTGCATTTACTTGATCATTGATAATCAATAAATCATAGTATAAGCCAGCTTCTGGGGATGGCGTTGTAACCGTAATGGTTGTAGCCGTATTTGTGCTTGGATCAAGCGTAATGAAAGCGCCCGATTCATTAGACACAAGCGATCTGGCTGTTGTCGTTGCATTTGTCAAGGCAATTGCCTTTCTTTTTGTACCGACAACCGTTGAGCCTTGCATGCTTAGCTCTCTCTTTAAATTTTGTATTAGTGCTTGGGTTCTAGCCAAGCCTACTCTTTTTGTTCCCATTTTTATAATCCTCCATTTGTAATCATATCATAAAAAATACGAACCTCCGAAGAGGTTCACCTATAAGTAGCTCTCAGATACAGGAAAGCCCCCGTTAAAAAACGGGGGCTTTGCACTGTGCATTACGTTTCTACTGTTTAGGTAGTTGCGCCGGCTTGACCGATAATGCCCTGAACCACAACCAGTCCGTACATATCTGGACGAACCATCTTCTTGGCGTAGCGAGTCATCACACCCTTGCGAGGCACGAAGTCTTCGACACCGAAGATTGTTGGTGTAGTCTGCAGTGGTACGTATGGTGCGTACACGTATCCGCTTTCAAGGAAAGAGGAGCCGCGGCGTCCAACGAGAATCACGTTGCGCAGGAAGTAAGGATCAACGATAACGTCGAACTTCTTACTCATCGAACCCACCTTAACAGCACCAATGGAACCAACCTCGTCATCATGTGTGACGGAGGCACGGAATCCAGCGGTGAACTCAAGGATGTTGGCAACTTCTGGTCCGCAGACGATGAAGTTGGCACCACCACGAAGAGTCTTGCGGTGAATTTGAGCAGATACATCATTGATGGTTTCTGCAAGAGTCTCATACCACTCTGACACGGTACCGGTGAAGTCGGGAGCCGCAGAGCTAGCGCCAATTTCAGCACCAGTTGAACGGTTCACGAAGAGACCGGGGCCCCGCGACCAGTAGTAAGTACTAGCAGTTGCACCATTGACGAGATCAGCAAGGATCTCACGATCGATTTCAAGAGCAATTTGCTCCGAAAGGATGCTTGTCAACTCAACCTCTGCATCAAGGTTGTGGTAGGCGTTAAGATCTTGCCCTAACTCCGGAGTCCACTTAGCCTTGAGCTTTTTGGTTTGAGCGGTGACAGCCACGGAATCAACTTTGATGTCGATCTCTGGGATATCAGCACTTCCTTCCAAGCCCCAAACTTCCTGACCGGTAACGGCACCAACAGTGTTGCTGTTGACGATGTCATCGATAATTGGGAAGTAGAACCCAATAGCTTCTGGGTTTCTGGCTACCGTTGTTGTATCGACAGTCGAAGTCCAGTACTGGTACAGTGCGCCGTCGTTGCGACTAGAGGCTGTAGTAACCTGAGTCAGACGACGAAGCTGCTTGGTGTTCGATGGTGTGAGCGCCAAACCTGTGAAGGTAGCAAGATCGCGAACCGATGCAGTAATAGCACCTAAGTTGTTATAATCAAGCTGTTGACCGTCACCAGTGTTGAGTCGTGCCTTGGGCACTTCCAACTTAAGGACATACACAGATGAACCACTGAGTGCTTCAAGATCTGGATCGAATTGCTGCGCTTTAAGCTGTCCTGCGGTTTCATTACCAACAAGCCAACCTGAACACGTCATTGCAGATCCAGTAATCTCAACGGAACCCGACGGGGATGCATATGCATAACCACGTGCACCAACGGTACGAGGACCGGAAAGATCACTACCACGGGTACCAACAAGATCCAAACCACCAGTGATTTGAGAACCAACACGGTTACCACCGTAGATCGATGAACCAGAAGTGTTACCAAATCTGTCACTCTCCGTTCCACTTGCTCCGAGATTCCCGGAGAACGTGAAGTCAAGGAAGAAAATCAGACCCGAGGGTAAGCTCATGGGCTGAACAGAGACAAGATCGTTTGCGATCAAGCCTGCGAATACACGACGTACGATGGGGAACGCGACGGCTGCAAAGCCCTCAACATCACCAGCGCTCATGCTGCTGCTCTCGCGAAGCAGTTCTTTTGCTTGGTTTTCAAGCAAGCGAGCCATGGCAGTTCTTGAACGATCTTTGGTAAGACCCTCAAGCAAACCAGTCTTCTCCCACTTGGAAAGAAGAGCTGAGCCTTCGGCGCGCATATCACGATTGACAACTCCTTCGGTCAATCTTTCGATAATACTAGACATTTTAAATCACCTCCTTTTTTTTATAAATTATGATTATTTTATTCCAGCTAGTCTTTTCATCCTATCCTGTAAGGGATCAGATGAAGGCTCCTCTTTACGAGTCGCCCTTAGAACAGTAGAACGACGACCAATTGCTTCGCTCAGTGATTGTGGGCTTCTCTTATTAGGAGTAGCCTCCACTGTGCTTTGAAGCGTATCATATATCGTACGTGCTTCTGCTACTGAACCGGCGCCAGAAATTGCTTCGACAATCTTATTTTTTTGTCGCTCATTCAAGGAGGCATTTCTCAATACTCGGTTCGTATAAAGCAAGCGAGCGTTAGAAAGGTTTACGTCATGTAAACTTTCCTTCAACTCTTGGGTTGCTTGTTTATATTTATTGTTCTGCTCAGCCACTTGGTTATTTTCAAAAACCAAATCTTCGTGAGCTTTCTTCAAATCTTTTAATTCTTCTTCGACATCGGTGCTTCGGCGGTGAGCAAGATCTTTCTGCATCTCCCACTTCATACTTTCGGATGAGCGTCCAGCCCAACCCGACAAGGTAGCCCCCATGTCTACTGTCAATTTTTCCATTACCGCGTCTACAAGGGCCCCCATGTCTGTGTTTTTAGCTTCTGTCTCGCTCTCGCCTAGGCGCGATCGCATTCTCTTATCAGAACCTTTATAGCGCTCGGGCTTTTCTTTCTTGGGATCGTAATCGGTTCCTTTAGGGATGCCGCCGGGATGGGTTTTGCGCCGTTTCGCTGCCGTTGCGGCATGTTCAGCATCCGTCTTGTGACCCCATCCGCCCTTACTCCATGGTCCAGTCTTATCATAGACGGGATCGTCTTCCTCTTCCTCTTCAGCGAGGTTAGCAAGTTTGCTCATATCTTTATCATCGGCATCTTGTTCGCTGGCGGGATCGTCAACAGTTAACTCAACTTCTTCAAGTTCTTCTTTGGTGGCTGCGCCTAACGTTTCTGCTACCATCGCAGCAATGTTCTCTTCAGAAATGTCATATTCCTCTTCTTCTTGCAGAGCTGCTGTCAATTCATTAACGCTTTCTTGGAGTGCTCCAAGATTGATGCTAAGCTCGACGTCTTGTCCGTCGGCTGGAAAGGAGTCTAAATTCTTACCGTTCAGTTCCGCAAAGTCGTTTGTGGCACCCAGAGGGATCTCGTCTTCCGAAATCTCCTCACCACTTGGATCGCCTTCTTCCAGTGGCTCCTCCATCGCAGGAAGCCCCATCTCTTCGCCGCCGACTGGAACTTCTGAGTCCGGACCCATATCGGCATCTAGCGCCATGGGATCTCCCTCTTCTTGTTCCAGCAGCTTCTCCAAGGTGTCTCTTACCTCGGTAGAATACTTCTCAATTACAATTGTTTCGGCGTTTTTTAACGCGGCATCTCTCAACGCTTTTGCATCGACTATGGCTTCATTAAGCAAATTAGACATGTAGAATCTCCTGAATCACAACATATTTCAAAAATAAATAGTATTGCAATGCATGAAAACCCATTTTTTTACAACATGTCTACCAAGTGGCGATAGCTACTCTCTTCCAGGTGTCAGTTGCTATACACACATAAAT